GCCCATAGCAAGGCCATGATCTGACGCAATGCCTTTGCCCATCCCTCTTTGGAATCTTTAACATGAACCACAGTGTTAGATTCATAAAGCTTTTCAGGAATCTCAGGGAGTTTGTTGACATACTTTTGCTCTACAGAAAAGCCAACGCCAGTGCCACAAAGAAGAATATACATAGCTTCGTCAAAGGCTTTGGGGTCGTCAATAGGAAGATAACTACAATTATAACCAGCGATATTCTGTCGTTCAAGGGCTTCTCCAGCAGTCATAATTGAGCGCATGCTGGGCATAACGTCCAAGTTAACCACTGCTGTCTCAAGACGGTTACGTAGCTCAGGTGTCAATTCGTAGTTGTTATTCTTCTTCAGGTGCTTTTCCATGAAGTCGAAGTAACGAGCCACTGTTTCATTCCAGTGCTCACGGCGGCCTTTATCGTCCAAATAACGGCTGTAGCGTGACTTGGCAATGTAGGTCTGGTAGGGGGTCATTTTCTTATTACTCATGTGTTGTTCTCTTCTTCTTTGTCTAATTGTTGAATGTACAAAAGGCAACATACAGCGTGTGCCAGATGCGAAAGCCCCGTCTCACTGTCGGTAGGAGATTCCAGCTTGTAGGCGATGATATGGCGCATAGCTGCGTTCCAGTATCGTTCCTCAGCCTGATCTACATACTTCCAGTTGTCAGGGGCGTACTTTTTGGCCCCAAATTCTAACACTTTTACGACATCTTGTAAAGCCCCTAGAGGCAATAAACTCCAACGAAGTTTATCATTGTCATACTTTTTACCTACTTCTTTGCTAGGTTTTTCAGGTAATCCTAAAGTACTCATATATTCCTCAACTGACAGTTTCAGCGGTTTGTGCATAAGTTTCTTTCAGATATTTCAAACTTACCGGCATTTCGTCAAAACTACCGTCTACAACATCATTTAACATCCAAATACCGGCCCAAGATCCGTTTGTCTGTGGTGTTAAATAATCTTCGTCATGAGGATAGCAAATACCGGCAAATAATCCTGTCATTTGTTTTCCATCTGCTCTTTTAGCAAAAGCAATCCCTCTATCTTGTACATGTCCCATAATACAACTCATGTGCTTTTTGGTTAGCATAAGCGAAGGAGAACTAACAGGTCTTCCCATAACACCAGAAGTAAAATAATGGCAATAAGCAACACCGTCAATAATAATAGGCTGTAGAAAATCTACAAATTCCCATCCATTTACGCTGAGATTAAAGTCATCATACCCAATTAAACCGTCAAGTTTTCTATCGCTGTTAATAGCTCGTTGAATACGTTCTTCGTGATTACCACACAAGAAAACTAACCTTGGTTTCCATTGTTTTTCTTTATTTCGTTTAAGTCTCTCTTTTTCTTCTTTAATAGGAGCCAGCAGAGCTTCCATACCTCTTAAACCGGCTTGTATATCTTGTTGATAGGTGCGACCTTCAAAGGATTTTTTACCTACATCATAAATAGACAAGCTAGGCATATCCCAATGATCTCCTAAATGAATAATAACGTCAGGCTTTTTTTCAGCAGCATAACGACCAACCCATGTTAAGTGTTCAAAAGAATGTCCCGGTTTACATTGTGTGTCTGGAATGACAAGATGTCTCATTCATTTTCTCCATACGTTTGTAAAATCCACTTAGCAAACGCAATCAACTCTTCTTTCGTTGCGTCCTGCTTCATTGTATTTGCTTTATTACTTAAGATTTGAATATTGTCTTTGGTATACCCTTTTGTAGGGTCTATACGGTCTACAGAAGGGGAATTAAACGCCGGTTTGCCTTTTGAACGTTCCAGCACAAAACCAAAAACAGGACAAACAGAGAAATTGTTTATATCGTCGAGAGTTAAGTCAAAATCTAAATTATTGTCTTTAGCTCTCTGCTTGATACCATTAAGTACTTTCTTATCTTTGTTCTCAGCATTGTATTTTTTATCATACTCTGCTTTTACAATTTTAAGACGGTCTTTATGTTTTTCTCTATAAGTCTTATTATATTCGTATCTTGTCTTCACTTAGCTCAATTCCTTCTCGAACATTTGCTTTGCCAAGTCAGGATCACCATGTGTCTCTTCAGCTTCAATGTTCCACTTGTGCATCTGGAAGAAAACTCGATCCTTGATGTCGTAGCCATAAGAAGCTTCTAGCACTTTAAGAATCTCCCATACCACATCATGCCAACGAGCACCTTCTGTCCAAGCAATATCCAAGGTGTGTGTATGCTCAGGATAATGTTCTACCGCAGGTGTAGTGATTGTGAAATAAACCTTGGTCATAGGTTCTTGATACCCATCCTCAGTCCAACCATCAAAAATAGCCATACCTTGTTTCTCCTCTTTGTTAATCTGGTGAAAGTACTCGTCCAACGGTTGAGTGTTAAGTGTCATTGAAGTCTCCATCAATCGGGTGGTAAACAGCATACTCTGTCTCAAAGACTCCGTTAGGATACTCTTTAACCACCTTCGTTGTTGTAATCAGCCTACACCCAAGTCTAGGATGATCTACCACGTACAGTTTAAGACAACCATCCATCCAATCAGGCTTGAACGGGGGAGGCTTATAGTGTACTACCAGTTTCGCCATCTTGTTGTTCCCCTGTCATGTATTTTTTACCTTCCTCGATACCGTTCTTGATACCTGTCATGATAGCAAAACAAAGCAGTGCTTCCTTTTCCTTATCAGTCATGTCAAAGCTGTAGTCTGCACTACCGTCAGGGTTCTCACGAATCAATTTTACTTCCATCGCTTACTCGCTTTCTTCGTTCTTTGATCCAATGGATAGGTACTTCTTTATCAGCGTAAAGGAATCCATTCTTTTCACACCACTGAGCGTAGGTTGTCCTACTTGCCTTACTTATCTTTTGTTTGCTATTCGAGAATACAAAACGGATGTCTAAGTGAGGGTGCTGTCTTTTGATAAGAATGTGCTTCTTACGATCTGCAATTAAGAACCTTCCCTTTGTTTCAATGATGATACCATTCTCTAAAACAAAGTCAGGGGTGTACTCTCGTTCAGTAGCAGGTTGAAGGTATCGAATCTTCATCTCCTCGTATGTGAACTTAGCACCGTTATCAGTCAAGAACTTTGAAGTCTCTTCCTCTAACCCTGATCTGAATCCATGCTTTAGAGCCACTGCTCGTTTGGACATTACTTTTCTAGTTACCATTGGCCTGTCTTGTGAAACTGATGGAGAAAGACACCGAAGGCGTCAGTGAACTGTTCATCGTGAGTCATGTGGCCCATTGTGAACATAATAGCGTGAACTAACTCATGGTAGAAGGTTTGTAGCGTTGTCTGCTCACTCATGCCGTTACGGATTGTAATGGTCTGAGAGTGACAATCACACTTACCTAGCTCTGTGAGGTCGTCTGATCCAATGACTCGCCACTCGAATCCTCCGAGTTCAAAGTAACTGGGAATGGAGGATACCACGTTTGGTTGGGTGTTCTTCTTAGCCATAATAATGATCCATTTTCTGTAACACGTTCAACGTCACCGTCATAAGCTTTAACACAAGCATCGTACATCTCCCTTTCAGTCTTACAATCAGCTAAGATCTTTGCAGCCTTAACTGGCCCTATGCCTTTCAAGCCAATGATGTTGTCAATACGATCCCCTGTGAGGATCTGAGAGTAAAAGTTCTTGAGTCCTTCAAACTCTTCGATGTAATACTCTTCCTTCTTTACGAAGTTGTAATGCCAACCTTCAACTTGATCTAGGTCTTTGTCAATGGAGACAATCCAGCCTCCGTTAGTGCTTGCTTCGATAGCCACTGCATCATCAGCTTCTTGTCCTTCAACCAGTTCTGCACCAAGGCGCTGGAGATGGTTCCTGATAGCTTCGTAATGCACTGGCCTCTTAGCATCCTTACGATTCCCTTTGTAAGGCTCAGTAACTGCAATATCGTATCTAAAGTTACCTCTACCAGTGATGTACGCTTTGTAGTCATCACACTTGAGATCAAGGTAAACAATGTCATGGAGTAGTTCAGTTACACGAGCCAAGCAAAGAGCTTCATCGACATCCTCTGAGGCAAAACCAACGCGATAACAAATGATGTCAGCGTCGATTAAGGCCACAGAGGGTCTAACATCCTTAGAGGGACTCTTCTGTCTCACTTGGGACATAGGTGACCACTTGCGTGACCATGAAGTTCTTCAACGAAGGTGCTTTACCGTGCATCTTGCTCATCTTGTGTTCGTATGAGCTAACAACAGCAACAACCTTAGAACCGTTACCCAAGTCCTCAACTGCAATCTCTTTCATGTCTTCACCGATAGGCTTGAAGGCATACTTAGACTTACAGACAATGTAGTTGCCCATAGAGTCTTTGTTCTTGACCTTGATACCCAAAGCAGTCAGCTTAGCTGCATCGTTGTCTGAGATGTTACCGATGGTACATTCGTACTTGTCGTTAGCCTCGTTGAACTTAGTGTTCAGGTTATTCATCCACTTAGTCCAGAACAACTCACCGTTGATTTTTGCTGGTTTCAAATCACTCATTTCAATTTCCTTCATTAGGTTGGTTAGTTTGTTGGGCTTGTGCTTGCCCTTCGATTTTCTGTACGAGTACGAAAGCGCCTGTCTTAGTTGGCAGCTCCCCTAGTACTTGTAACAAGAATTGTACTTCATTTGGTTCAAGATCCAGTTTCATTTCCATTCTCTCCTTTATTTCAAAATAGCTGATTCATAAACAACATTAGGATTAAGTCTCCCTGTTGTTACCAGTTGTTCAGCTAACTCAATCATTTCCTCTTTTCCTCCGCAAGCCACATCGGTATAAAAAGGAAACCACCATCGTTTAACTTGAAGAGTATACACAAACTTATAATCCCTATCTTTAACCACTCTTACCATAGTCATTGCAAGTATTTCCCTTCATGTTTTGCAAGTCCGGTTGCTTCTTCCTCAATGTATTCTATGGCGGCAACCAATACCAAGTATACATCTAAAATATCCATTGTGTCTGTGTGGTGGATTATAAACGAATCATCACTAATGTTTAGCAAGATCTGTTGTTTTATTGCATCACTGCCTTTAGTGAGTTTCACGCCAATTCCTTCCTATTTTGTATTCCCCATCAAGAGGACATCTTAGATTATACGACAAACCAGCCTCAACGATTGATTGTCTAGCTGCTTTGCCCGCTGTGTCAGCTATCTCCTCTGAGCAC